AACCTAATTAGGAGATTGTTATGGCTTTTGCCAATAGTTCGATTACTGATGTCATCGCTACAACCATCCAGTCAAGGTCTGGAAAATTAGCGGATAACGTCACAAATAACAACGCCGTTTTGCGGCGTCTCAAAGCCAAAGGAAATGTCAGGCCCTTCGGCGGAGGTAACGTGATTTTGGAAGAAATCATGTATGTGGATTCTACTCAGATCAATGCCAACTCGTACTCTGGATATGAGCTGATCAATATCAGTCCAAATAGCCCGATTAGTGCTGCTCAGTACAGTATCAGTCAGTATGCTGGTGCAGTTACGATGTCCGGTCTGGAAATGCTCCAAAACTCTGGTGAACAGGCAATCATCGACCTGATGGAAGGTCGGATGAAGGTTGCCGAAGCACAACTGATGAACCGTATGGACTACGACTGTTACCAAGACGGAACTGGTAATTCAGGCAAGAACATGACAGGTCTTGGTGCTGCGGTTACTACTGCTGGGACTGGAACTTACGGTGGTATTGCCAGAGCTTCCTTTGCTTTCTGGGCGAACCAGTTCTATCGTGGTGTTACAGATGGCGGCGCGGCTGTGTCTGCTGCGAACATCCAGCAGTACATGACCACACTGGCTCTTCGGTGCGTTCGTGGTAACAATCGTCCTGATCTGTTTGTAGCGGATTCAAACTACTTTGGTTTCTACGTCAATTCGCTCCAGGCGATTCAACGTATTAGTTCCGATAGTGGTGATGGGACTGCTGGTGCTGGATTTGGGCCAAACCTGAAGTTCTACGGTGGTGGAATGGATGCTGATGTTGTTCTTGGTGGCGGTATCTCAGGCGCGATTTCAGGAACTCAGGCTACCTCTGGTGAAACTGCGAATACGATGTATGCCCTGAATACGGACTACATTTTCTTCCGGCCTCACCGGGACCGTAATTTTGTACCCATTGGTGGTGAACGTCAGGCAGTCAACCAGGATGCCGTCGTTAAACTCATCGGTTGGGCCGGCAACATGACTTCGAGTGGCCCGCAGTTCTGCGGCGTCCTCACAGCTTAAAGGAGAAACATCATGAGTCAATCTTTCTACACCAACGTTTCTACAATCGGTTTCGACCCTGTGAACATGAGTGCTACGGCTCTTTTTGCCGTAGGCACACATCAACTGGGAAGCAACGATTCTGAATGGGTTTATGTTCAGGCACAAACCACAATCAATCCGCTGTCATGGGTTGCTTTTAACGCTACTTTCTCTGCTGGTATGGCGTCCGCTACCGACGTTAGCACTGGTTTGGGGATTGCGCTTGCCAATGTAACGATCTCGGCAAGTTCATACGGTTGGGTTGCCATTCGTGGGATTGGAATGTCAGCTCGGTTTACTGGAACTGGTTCGTTGGCTCCGACGAGTGGGCAATTGCAGCTCGCTTCTTCGGCTGGTCCGACGGGCGTGATGATGCTCGGTCTGGTCGGTACGGCAAGTTGCACGATTGGCGGCGTTGGTTTGGTGGCTACCGCTAGTTCGACGGCAGGTACGGCTTCTGGGCTTGGTTCGGGGGGCGTTGATATTACGCTCGTCAATCTGTTCTGGCCGCGTCAGAATACGCCGTAAAATGGAAATACGTCCAGCCACTGAGGACGAAGTAAGAAACGCACATGCGGAGGGGAGGACGCTTTCGCATGTGCGACTTGCTTTGAGCATGACAAGTTGCATTACAGACAGTGAAATGCATGAGAATTTTTATGCCACACTTGAACGCGGTTTTACACCAATCAACGATTATCTTGGGGCGTTTGAAGGCCCATGTTCAGTGGTCGGATCGGCCCCGTCTATCAAGGAAACTCACAAGGAATTAGTTGGTGATGTAATCGCTATAAATAGTGCGATTGGTTATCTTCTGGACAAGGGAATTGTGCCCAAGTGGGGCGTGCTGTGGGATGGAACGGAAATAGTCAAGAACTTCGCAATACCGCATCGAGACATAACCTATTTAGTTGCTTCACGTTGCCATCCTGAAGTGTTTAAAAGGCTGGAGGGTTGTAAGGTAGTTGTTTGGCACGCTGCTGGAGATCACGATATTGTTGAAGTGATGAAACGTCCTGAAGTCATGGCTAAGATGACTTCTCAACCGCTAATCTGTGGTGGGTCTGCTGGAGTAACGCGCACTATTTACCTGGCTTCTGTTCTTGGTTACAAGGACATTCATATTTTCGGCGCTGATTCATGCTATTCAAAGGCTGGCGAAACTCACATCAATGGAAGTTTGGTCCATGAAAAAGATGTGATGATTAGCATAGGAAACAACACTGAGGGTTGTCCTGCTATCTGGTATCGTACGACGCCGGAATTGTGTGCTCAGGTTAATGAATACCGATCTATCTTTGCGATGACGGTTTGTGGAATGCTTGCTGCGCTTACCCATAAATCTGTTTATGTTTTGCAGATCAATCTGCATGTGCATGGAGAGAGTCTTTTCAAGGAAATGCACGACAGACTTACAGAGCAGCGCAAAGCATTGGGAGATGAAAGATTCATAGAGGCAATTCGTGTACAACAAGAGGAACAATCTAAACTTGACGAAGAAGCATTAAAAGTTTGTGAAGAAGCAGAGAAGAAAAAAGCTGTAAACTAATTTTCGAACTCAACTACTTGAGGAACAAATGGCTAATCTTTCAAGACTTGCAACAGACGACGACAATCCAGAATTTGTAGGGGCAATGAACCCGGACGACTTGCTCCACGTTCGGTTCTACGAAAGGGCTTTGCCGAATAATTTTATGACATTGAAAGAGGGTAGACCGATCTTCGATACCTTGATCTTTTGCGAGATTCATACTCCTGGGAACAACCTTAATATCATCGACAGACCCAAGTGTGGAAGAGATGAAATGCGGTTCCCAAGACAGTGGTTGCACTACAAGAATACCCACTCTGAAGACCCATCAAAGCAAGGAACGCCGCTTTCGGTCTGGCCTTTGCTGGACATATCGAAAGTAGAGATGCTGAAGGCAATGAAGTTTTTCACTGTGGAACAGATTGCTTTTGCCTCTGATGAGCAGATTGGGCATATTGGAATGCTTGCTGGAATGGCTCCAATGTCATTCAGGAACAAGGCAAAATCCTATCTTGAGGTTGCCAGGGACTCAAATATTGTCAATAAACGAGAAGAAGAGCTGAAAGCTACGCAGATTAAACTAGCCGAAGTCGAATCCAGACATGCCGTGGAAATGGCTGAAATGAATGCCAAGTTGAATGCTGTTCTTGACAAACTTACCAATCCTCCTGCATCAACGCCGATTGAAATAGCGCGTAAAAAGTATGTGATGACTACGGAACACAAAGCTAAATTGAAAGCGGCTCGTGATGCCAAGAGGGAGGATGTACAGGTGACATAATGACTACAATGTTGAGTCTGATTCAACAAGCAACAGGACAGATGGGATTAGCAGTACCGACTTACATAGCTTCAAGTACCGCAGCAGATCAGATTCAACAACTAGCCCTGCTTAATGCAGTAGGGTCTGAACTTGCCAGGGAAAAAGACTGGCAGGCGATGAATAAAGCCTATCTCTTTACGGTACTTGTCTCAACGATTACCGGAGATACGACGCTTGGAAGCGCGAATATCACAAATGCTTCCAGTATTGCAGGCTTGGATGCAACCTATCAGGTTACGGGTACAGGTGTTCCTCAAGCCTCTTACATTACCGCTACTCCGATCGGCACTACCATCATCCTGAATCAAGTAGCCACTTCTACTGCTACTGGAACCACTTTGACCTGCACGAAGGTAAAGTATGCAATGCCTTCTGACTATGACAGGATTATAAACGATACTCAGTGGGACAAATCAAAGCACTGGAGGATGTTGGGACCGGAAACAGCACAGCAGTGGGAATGGTTGATTTCCGGGTATATCTCTACTGGCCCAAGAGTTCGATTCAGAATTTTCGGAACTTACTTCACAATCTGGCCTGCTCTTGGGTCAAGTACCGTGCTTGGATTTGAGTATGTTTCCAATGCCTGGGCTGCAAGTTCTGCTGGAACGGGGCAAACATCTCTTTCTGCCGATGCGGATACTTGTATTTTCCCCGATGCTCTGATGGTTCTTGGCTTGAAATTGAAGTATTTTGAAGCGAAGGGATTTGATACGCTTGCATTGATGAGGGATTACACCAGGCATTTGGATATAGCCAAAGCAAACGATTCTGGTGCTCAAATGCTTTCGATGGCTCCAAGGATTTCAGACATTCTAATCAGTTGGCAAAATATTCCTGATAGCGGGTACGGAACATAATGGAAAATCTAGCTTCATTGCAAAGAAGCAGGGTTAGAAACTCCGCAAGAAAGACTGCGGTAGTCGCATCTCTTCCTGCTCCTGTCGGCGGATGGAATGCACGCGATCCACTAAGTTCCATGAGTCCTGATGATGCAATCAGTTTGGAGAATTATTGGCCGCTTCCCTATGATGTAATGTTAAGGAAGGGATACACCCAACACAAGACCGGACTTCCTACTCAGGTAGAAAGTTTGATGCCTTATAACGGCCCGGTAACAAAAAAATTGTTTGCTGCTTCAAGTACTGCATTCTACGATGTTACTTCTGCTGGCGCAGTCGGAGCGGCTGTAGTTACAGGTCTCACCAACGCCAAATGGGAAGATATAAACATTACCACGTCAGGTGGTAGTTACCTTCTTGCTGTAAATGGAACAGACAGATTAAGAGGTTATGACGGTACAAATTGGTGGACTGATGGCGATGGAACCCATGATATTACAGGGTTGACAGGGACAACATCGACCATAACGAACATTAATCTGTTCAAGAACAGGGTATGGCTGATTCAGGGAACAACCTTGAAAGCCTGGTATCTGCCGGTTAATTCCATTGCTGGAGTTGCCAGTGCCATTGATCTTCAGTCTATCGTAAGGAGTGGTGGACATCTGGTAGCAATGGGGACGTGGACAATAGACGCAGGGTTTGGAGTCGATGACTTTGCGGCTTTTATTACAAGCGAGGGTGAAATTGCTGTTTTCAGGGGGACTGACCCTGATAATGCAGTTAGTTGGGCCTTGGCTGGTGTGTGGAATATTGGTCCGCCATTCAGTAGCAGATGCATGATGAAATATGGTGGCGATCTTCTGGTTCTTACCTATGATGGTCTTTATCCTCTGGCAGAGGCTCTCCAGAGTTCGAGACTCGATCCAAGGGTAGCGATCACAAACAAAATTTACTCTGCGATCTCGGATGCTACAACCAACTACGGTTCAAACACTGGATGGGATATAGAGTATTACGCCAAGGCGAATATGCTCTTTATAAACATCCCTGTTGCTGTTGGGGCGCAACAACAGTTTGCGATGAATACAATAACAAAAGCATGGACGAACTTTACTGGTATTTATTCAAATTGCTGGTGTATTTTCTCGGATGAACCCTACTTTGGTGGGAATGCATACGTAGGAAAGTTCTGGAATGCATGGTCTGATAACAGTACAAACATCGTCGGGAATGCAAAACAGGCATTCAATTACTTCGGAATGAAGGGTGCCACAAAAAGGTGGACAATGATGCGTCCGACCTTAAGGACGAACGGAACACCCACTGTTCTGGTTGCCTTGAATACAGACTTTGCTGATTTTGACCCTACCGGGCAGTTGTCGTTCTCCAGTAGCCCTGCTGGTCTTTGGGATTCTGCTTTGTGGGATCAGGGTCTATGGGGGGCTTCTTTGAATATCTCTAATGCCTGGCAGGGGGTTAATGGACAGGGGTACTGCGCTGCTGTCAGGTTGAAAGTAGCCTCAGCGGGG